TTCTCGCTACAGCCGCGAGGAGCTTCCGCCACAGCGAGCGCTCGAACAGGATCACCGGACTCCCTTCGATATACGGAGTGTCGTGCCTCAGGAGTTCGTCGATTGCTGTGATCGCCTTGACTTTGCTCATTGCCCCTCCGAATATCTAAGTGAGTGCTTACATAGATATTCTGACGTTCGCGCTCACGCCGAGCTATAGGACTTCGGTACCGAAGAGGTTCTAGGAAGGATTTACACGGTAGTTCATCTCCATCCTTCCACCCACGAGGAGCCGCGCCGCCCGCCGGAGCCGCCGTGTCCCCCTGATCCGCCGGACGGAGGAGCTGAGCCGCCGCCGTCGCCCGGAGGGATCTTGAACGCCGCCGCAAGCTCGCCGAGCTTGCGGATCGTTTGCTGTCCGAGAACGTAGAGCGCCGCCAGAGCATAGACTTCGAGATCGAGCGCCTCGTTGCGCGCCCGCGTCTTGACGTATTCCCGGATCGTGCCCTTACCGCGCCGATAGCGCCGGATCGCCTTCTCGGACGTGAGCTGAGCGACGTATTCGTCCTCCGTCCAGTCCGGGAGATGCATGTAGCCGGGACCCGGAGCCGGGATCTTCATCCTCGCGAAGATCCGATCCTTCGCCGTGTCGACGCCGATGATCCAGAGCTTCACCCTGTACTGATTGTTCGTGCTGAACTTGCCGAGGATCTCTTTCCCGGACTCGCTCGATCCCTTCAGGACGAACACGCGCCGATGTTGCCTCGCCTTCGAGAAGCGATACGCGGAGTCCGTGTGCGATCCGCCGGAGTCGATCATCGCGACGGAGATCTTGAGCTTGTGCCCGAGCTTCGTCGCCCATGTCGTCAGAAGGAACTCGTCGAGTTCCGTCCAGACTTGATCCTGTCCCGGATCTCCGAAGAGTTGCTGAAACGCGATGAGCCAGCTCTCCTCTTTCTCGCCCCATCCCTTCACGACAATTTCGAGACGATCATTCTGAACGTCGACCGCCGCCGTGAGGATCCCGACGCCGTCCGGGACTTCCGCCTCATACGCTTCGCGCCGCGCGCCGAGCGCGAGCGCCTCGACCGCGTCGCCTTGCTCCTCCCACGTTTCGCCGAGCCGGAGATTGATGAACGCCTTCAGTTTCTCCGGGTTCTGTTCGTGATTCGCCTCGTGCCACTCTTGCGCGAGCGCGAACCAATTCTCGCGCCACGGAGAATAGAGCGCGTTGAGATGAAAGCCGACCGTCGGACGATCCGGGAACTCCGCGATCCACTTCCCCGCGTTGAGCATCTGCTGTTTGTAGCGTTCGGGAATTTTCTTCGCGCACGCCGGATTCGCGCACACGAACGCGACGCTCGCCGCGTCGACTTGCCCGTCGGAGTTCACGGAATAGAACAGCCGATAGCCTTTCGTGACCGGATCTCTCCACCAAAGGACTTGCAGGAAGGAACAGAAGGGACACGGAACGAAAAACCGCCGCATGTCCGACCGGAGAAAGTCGCGCTCAATCGGAGAGATCCCTTTCGGTTTCGCGGGAGTCGATCCCTTCACGATTTTCCAGTCCGCGTATCCATCCGTGCGCCGCGTCCCGATTGCGACCGGATCTCCCTCGCCTTCCACGTCGACCGGATAGCCGTCGACTTCATCGAACAGAACGACAGGGACCGGATCCGAACGAAGTCCCGCGCCGGAGTTCGCGCCCGTGAGCTTCAGGAAGCCGCCGGGGAATTCCTTCAGAGCGAGCGTGTTCCCGGATCTTCTCGAGGCCGGCGGTTTTATCTTTTCCCGCAACGCCGGACACGCCTCGATCATCGGAGTGATCCGCTTCTTTCCGTAGTCCTTCGCGTTGTCGATTGTCGGTTGCACGAGCATGATCGGACGCGGATCCGCGTCGATGTAGTAGCCGCACACGTTGTTCAGGACCGCGTCGCTGTATCCGACCTGAGTCGATTTCATAATCACGACTTCGTGAACGAGCGGTTCGAGGATGACGTTCATCATCTCGATCTGAAACGCTTCCGCGCGAAAAGGACCGGGACGCGATGTCGTTCCCTTCGGGAGCACGCGATTCCGCGTCGCCCATTCGGACACCGTCAGATCGGGAGGAGGTTCATAGTGACGCCGGACGCGCGCGAGCATCTCGACGAAGTTCTTGCGCGCCGACGAGTGCGTCTCAACCGTCACGCTTTCTTTGCCCCATATTTCGAGAGTCCGAGTAGCGCTTCCTTCAGAGCCTTCTCGATCTTCGCGTGCGCCATCACGCGCGAATCCTCGCCGACGAGATCGGGAGCGAGCCGGGGAGCGACCGCCATCACGCGAGCTTTCGTCGTGAGGACGAGATCCGTCATCGAACGCTCGACATCCTGAATCGAGACGAGCTGAGATCGCTTCTGAGCGAGTTCGATTTCCTTCAGATCAGCGTCCGCGCGGATCGAGCGGATCCGTTCCTCGCGCTCGCCGACGTAGGAATCGCCCATCGGGACGACTTTCTTCTCGATTGCCGCGTGAAGGAAACGCACATACCAGCGAACACATTTCAGGAGATCGTACTGACCGCGACTCTCTTTCGGGAGTCCCTCTTTGACGAGCTGATGGATCCTCGAAGTCGTGATCCCGAACAAGTTCGCGAGGATCTTTGCGGACGTTTGCGCCATGCCAGAGCCTATGCCTCGACCGTCGTTTGACCCGTCGACGCCTGCCTCTTGCCTCGCCAGACCACGTTGAAAGCCGCCGGACCCACTTCGACGAGTCCCCATTCGTCAGCCGGGAAGCGCGTTTCGAGATCCTGAGCCGCCGCGTCGAGGAGCCGCGTGATCGACGCCTCTCCGAATAGCTGTCCCCGCGCCGCCCGGAACTTCCGCACCGTGAATCCGTCGTTCTCGATGTTGAACACTTTGATCGTGAGGACGCGATAGCCGCGCTCCTCGCCGCCAAGCCTGAAGGTTTTCACAGTGGAGACTCGAACATCCGAATCCAGTAGAGACAGATCTCCCGGAACTCGTTCTCTACGTCGTCGCCGTCGCGTTTTTCGTTGTGATGGAAAAGAAACGCGCGGGATCCCCATACGACGACTTCCGGGAGCGAGACGAACTCCGGGATCTCCACGTTCGCCACTTCCGCGCCTTCGCGAGTTGCGAGTCTGACCTTCATGTTCCCTCCGATCAAAAATCGAGATCGATGCTATACGTCGAGCCGCCGCGCTCGATCCGCCGGATCATCCCCGGATAGGAATTCGCGAGCATTTTGATGCAGCGTAGCTCCATGAGCTGAGTCCGATACCCGGAGCATCCGCCCGGATCTTTCCAGTGGGAATTTTCCCAATAGAGATAGCGCGCCGCGACGACGCCGCCGTCCTGCCGGATGCATCGGAGCGTCAGCTCGTAGTCCTCTTTGACCTGATAGCGCTCGTCGAAACGGATCTTCCCGTCGTTGACGATCCCCATGAACGATCCCGTCACGTAGGACCGCGTGAGGATCGGTTTCCACGGATACACGCTCCGCGCCGCCGACTGCGTCGCCACGCCGAATAGATGAAAGTGGAGTTGCTCCGTCAGCTCGAAGAGTTTCACGATCTCGCGGATCCAGTCTTTCTCTTCGAGCTTGATGTGTTTCGTTTTCGCCGGGAGGAGCTTCGAAACCCTGAGACTTCAGATCATCGTCGACCATCACGATCCACGGATCGCTCGTCGACTTGAGGATGAAGTTCCGCGTCGCCGTGATCCCTTTGATCGCCTTCGGGACCGCGACGACGTTCGAGTGTCCCGCGCGCCGATAGTCGTCCTCTTCGTTCGCCGGGACGAAGAGAGTCGCCGACTTCAGGATCTTCGTCGACGTGACCGTCGTCGGACGCCCTCGTGATGGAATCGCGATCAGCATTTTGTATATTAAAATTTACAATCGTAAATCAGTCCGCGAGGAGCTTCAGAACGCGCCGCGCTTTGACGACGCGCTCCGTCCCCGTCGCGTCGAACGCCGAGCCGGGCTTATAGCCGCCGCGCCGGACCGCGCGAAGTCCGAGCGACTCCCGGAGCTTCGTCCACTCCTCGTCCGCCTCGCACACGATCAGGACGAACTCCCGCCCGGGTTCGAGCTGCACCGCCTGATCGAGCAACGTCTCGACTTCCTGTTCTTCCTTGCCGACGCCGAGTTCCTCTTCGAGATCAGCGATCAGTTTTTGCAGCGCCATCGATTCCGGTTCGAGCGAATTCAATAGTTGTTCGAGTTTCTTCGGATCCATGCCCGCGAGATCGCCGACCGGATCGAGCATCGCGAGGACGAGTTCCTCTTCCTTCTCGCTGAGCTTCACGTACACGACGGGGATCTCCGCCTCGTGCCGTTTCTTCGCTATCTCGACGCGGAGATGTCCGTCGATCAGCCGTCCCGTCGTTCGATTGATGACGACGGAGTTCACCCATCCGATCTCTTCGAGCAATCCCTCGACCGCCGACTCCTGATCGGGAGAATGCGTGCGCCAGTTTTTCGGATTCGCGAGAATTTTCTCCGGGTCCTCGAGGCCGTGACCGTCCTCGCGATTGCGAAGCGAGCCGGAAAGTTTCGCGACCGCGATCTCCGTGATTTTTTTCTTCTCAGTTTTCACGAGCGCCTCGAATTCCCGAAAGTAAAGTCAAGTCCGTCAAAAAAAGCGAGTACGTAGTGTCCCCCCGCACTCGCCGTCACCCGCGGCTGTGAGGTCCCACCCAGGACCCAACACGAAGGAACGCGCTGAAGCCACCCTCCCGAGACGCGCGCCCGCCTCAAGCCCCGTCCCACACGGGGAGAGCGACTGTCTGTCCCTTGAGAGCGTGATGACAGTCACTAAGGAACTGGATCTGTCCGTCCTTCACGTAGGAGTGACAGCGTGACGCGGGATCGTGCTGATTCACGAGTATCGACGGCATGAACGTCGGACGATCATGCGAGCCGTTCCACGTCCAGCGCCGCACATCGATGTGATGTCCATAGCCACAGCCGGGACAGTGAAACACCCACAGCGACGGTCCCATCTCGTGAATTCGTGCGCTCATCTGTTCCTCCGTAGCCAGTGCTGCGAGCTGTCTTTCTTGTGTTTTATCCATCGCAAAACGTCGTCGATTTTGCCAGCCGACCAAACGACGAACGCGATGCAGATCAGAATCCAAGCGAGCAGCTTCGGTGTTTGTTGTAGCTGTTTCATCGATACGCCTTTTTGAGCAGTTCTTTGACGAACTCCTCCGAAAAGATCGGACTGAATCGCTGTTCGATCACACGCAAAAACGCTTCGCGGACTGCGATGTGTTTCGGAAGTCGCGCCGATGGTTTGAACGAGTAGATCAGCACAGTCGCCGCCGGACTGTCGCCGCTCGCGATGCGTTCGAAAACGCCGACGTTCGGAACGACATACGTGCGCTGTCGTCCTTTGCCAGCGCTAATCCTCAGATTTTTGTATCTGAGCTTCGAAACGACTGGATCCTGAAACGTCGGACGCGCAAGTTCGCCAGTGATCGGGATCGCAATGTCGGATCCGAGCTGAGGAGTTTTTTCGCCGCCTTCCTCAAGAAACGACAGAATCAGCGGAGATCCCTGAACTCGATCATCGATTCCGATGATCGCCGTCAGATTGTTGACTCGCGAGTATTGGAGAATTTTGATCCGATTCAGGATGAAGCGTTTTCGGAGCGTGAGATCCGCCGCGACTTCTTTTTGCCCTTCGTCGACCGCTTCCTTCGCCGTTCGTGTGATCGCGGAGTTCGTCGCATACGGGAGCTGACGCAAAACCGTCGCCGCGAGCTTCACGACTTGATCGATGTCGACGGATAAGGAGATTTTCATCGCATCGAACCGCCGAGCGCGAGCGTCAAGAGCCAAACGAGGACGACGCACCCGGATAGAAAAATATAGCCGCCGATTGTGACGTTCTTGTCCTTCGATCCGTAGAACACGAGCAAACCGACGATGATCGCGAGAATGGGAACGACGAGCATTTGATAGTGCATGACGTTTCTCCTTTTTAGACCGGAACGACGCGCCACTCGCCCGAAAGTCCTAGCCGGAGCATTTCGTGACGCGCGTCCTCTTGACACAAAAACCGCGACGCTTCGCTGAAGCGAAAAGTCACGCCGAACGGATTTTCGCTCCTGCTTTCGCAGATCCAGAACTTCGGAGATCCTGAAAATTGAATGACGAACATCGGGACGCGTGTCAGCTCCTCTTTTTTCTTTTCAGGGACGATCAGAACGATCAAAACGACGAACGACAGAGTCGATAGTTCCAGCAACCCCGGAGCGATCATTTCGGGAATTCCTTCCATTCGACGCCGTCGAGCATCGATCCCGTTTTCTGTTTTCCGAAGCGCCAATAGACGAGCGGAGAGTCTGAGAGTTGCATCGATGCCGGACGCGATTTGCTGGTTGCGAGCGACGCAACGTCCATCGTTCCCTCTACCGGACGCCACTCGCCCCACTGTTTGAAAAAAAACGGAATGCCGAGGTCCTGACAGAGATCTCGCGTTTTTCTCAGCCAATGAATCGAAACGGGACGAGCGTTCGCACCTGATTCGCCGCCCGCGATGATCCAATCGATTATCGCGACCGGGATTTCTCCGCCGAGCGATTCCGCGAAGTCGACCTCGCCGATTGCCGGTTCGTAGCTCACGATCTTCGTCCTCGCGATGCAGTCCGCGAGAATCGGGAGCCGTTCGTTCGCCGTTTTCTGATCTTCGATGCTGACGCCGAATTGCCACTCCGGGGGAGGCCAGCTCCGCCCGTAAGTCAGTTCGAACGATCTTTTGACATCGGGATGCGCCGCCGCGTCGAGGACTTCCTTCATCCGCGCCGGCCGTTTTGTGAGGATCTGAAACGTGTGTTTTGTGCGCGCCATCACATCGAAGATTTCGCCGAGCTGATCGTCCGTCACGCCGGGATGAAACAGATCGCTCATGGAGTTCACGAAGATCCGCATCGGGACTTTCCACTTCAGCGGATCGCGGAGATGTTCCTCGACAAACCGGATTTTTCCCGTCCAGCGCGCCTCGCCGTCCTTGAGGATCGCGAGTCCTTCGTAGGGAAGTCCCGGACCGCTGAAACGAGCCGCGACGCGTTCCGCGTAGCAGTTCCGACACCCTTCGCTGACTCGCGTGCATCCCCGGATCGGATTCCACGTCGCATCCGTCCACTCGATCCCCGTTGTTCGTCCCATCGTCCCCGCCTTTGACTTTGCTATTCCCTGAAGGGAGCTTTTGCTTTTGCAGTTCGACGCCTCAGCGTCGGACTTTTCCACAGCGACGGAGCGCGGAGCGCGCCGTTCGCGTTGCTCTTTCTTTTCTCTAGACTTACTTCACTACTTCTTTCTGCCGCCAACCGTGACGCGCGATACCGCCAAATTTGTCGTTATTAAAAACTGGAGAATCAGAGATTTTCGACACGTTTTGCACAGGATTTTCGACAGCTCGTTTCATCGTCGCGACCGGGGACAAGAGCGATAGCTGTTCCGCCGGGGGATCGATCTTCGCCGCGAACTTGACCGATTCGAGGAGCCAGATCCGCATCCCGCCGCGAAACTCGCGCCGGATCTCGACTAGCTTCGCGTCCTTGAGCGCCTTCATGTAGCGCTGAACGGATCGCAGCGGAGGAGCGCCGATCCAGCGCGAGCGGATCCACTCGTAGCCGACCGCGTGACCGTAGAACACTGAGCCGTCCGCCGACGTTTGATTCGAGACGAGGAGCGCATAGAGCTTCAGCGCGTTCGCCGAGAGATCCTCGCGATGGAGCAAGTTTTCCGAGAGAGGAACGAATCTTTCGTTCATTCGCCGTCGACCGCCCTTCGATTCTCGATCAGCAATTTCGTCAGCGAACTCAGGACATCGCCGACAGACCACGCGACCATCACAAGCGCGCCGCGCTTGTGCTTCTCGAACAGGAATTCGAGTTGCTCGCGCGAAGGAACGCCCGCCGCGCGCGTGATCTTTCCGAGCGAATCGATCCACGCCGGAGCTTTGACTTCGATGAATAGCGAACGCCCGGAGGGAGCGAGAGTTCCTTCGAGATCCGCGTATCCCGCCGGGATTGCCGAGCCGACTTTCATGTTCGCGAGCTTGTCGATCTGTGTTCCCGACGCCTTCGCTCGCGCCATCATCACGCCGCGCGCGCGTCGTCCGCCCGCGTCAATCGCAGCGATGTCGACGCGATAGCGTTTGAGGAGACTGACGATGTCGTTCTGCACCTGCTTTTCCGAGACGCACGAGGAGAGATAAAAATTCGAGTACGCACAGCTCTCGAAGCGCCACGGAAACGGATAGTTCATGCTGACCTCAAGATCGGCATTTCGAGAAGCTCGCCGAGCGGGACGCGAGCGATGCATCGCAAGTTCGAGCAGAGCGTGTGATCGAAGTCCATCCAAACGCAACGCGTCACGGGACCGCCCGTTCCGCCCGGAGAGAGACACGGATTGAGATCCGTGCATCCGCACACGCGACACTTTTCTGTCGTGACAACTATTGTTGTCATCGCGCCAGCTCCGCGAGCGCCGCCACGCGCGCCGCGTTCAGTTCGACCATGTCCTCGTGATCGCCGCCCGGTTTGTCGGGATGACGCTCGCGCGCCACGCGCCGATAAGCCTCTTCGACCATCGTGGCCGTCGGAGTCGAGAGTCCAAAGCCGAACACATCGCGCCACGGACGCCCCGTCGCCGCCGGGAGCTGAGCGAATCCGAGAAACGCGCGTTCGAGGATCGAGCCGCCGCCGTGACGTTCAATCGCCCGGAGAGCTTCGAGCGTCGCCGCGACAGCCGCGAGGTTGTCCGCGACGCGATCATATCGATCTATCGCCATGCATTGAGCTTTGCCCTTCAGCGTCCAATAGACCGCGACGCCCGGATCGGACGGTTCGCCCGAGTTCCCCGCCGGGAGTCCGCGCATGTTTGGACGGATGTTCGTCGAGACGAGGACCGTGTGAAGCTCGACGCCGAAACGCTCCATCTCGTACTCGATCCGCCGGAACGAATCCTCGATGGAGAGCCGCGATTTATTGAGACGCTGAAACTGCCCCACGCTCTGACCCGCTTTTCCGAACTGAGCGCGCACGCGCGTCGCCGTTCTTTTCCAGTTTTGCGGCCAGCAAAGCGGATACCTTGTCTCGTTCACGCCGTTCCTCCATGTTCACAAAATGCTGAGCTGTTCCGTCATCGACTTCGCCCCACTTCACGACGACGGATTCGCCGCGATGCCATCGTTCGACGAGTACGCGCGCCTTCATGCCGCCGCTGGACCGGCAGCGGGATCTTTGATTTCCTTCAGCTCGTCGAGCGATTCGTACATATCGCCGATGGAGACTTGCTGCATCGCGAGTTCAGCGAAACGGATCGAACGGAGCGCCTTGTCGCGACCCGCCGGATCCATCTTTTCCGCGATCCGCCGGACGCGCGCGATCTCGCTCCCGAGTTCAGTGACGATGCTCACGATTCGCGCTCCCGCTTTTCCGCCTGAGCCTTGTGTCGCGCGTGCATCTCCGCGTGCATCTCTGCGCGGATCCGAGCGCGCTGACGCTTCGAGTAGAGATACGCCGCCGCGAGCGATCCCCACGCGAGCGCCGTGAGGATCCCCGTGATGAATCCGTCCCACCATTCATGGGGAGTCGGATCGATCATCGCCGTGCGCCTACCGCCGCCGCCTTCGCGAGCGATGGGATTTTCGCGAGCGGAGAGACGCCGAGCGCTTTCATCGCGACGCCGACGCGGAGCCGTTCGGGAGCGATCATCCGTTCCCACTTGTCGCGATCCCCCATCGTCACGTAGCCGACCGACTCAAGTTCCGAGATCAAAACGTCGAGCTGTTTGAGGAGCAACGCGTAAGTCGTCAGCCGATCCCCGAGCTTCACTTCTCTTGCCGTGTTTTCCACGAGTGTTCGCCTTTCTACTTAAATAGAAAATCCTCACTCCTGATGCTTCGGGCAGAAGTCCTTCCCGTCGACGCGCTGAGCGCACTGAACGCAAACTTTCTCGTCGCAAGTGATCTCTGCGCCGCCGAGCGTTTTCGAGATCACCTTGTCGCATAGCTGTGTCGCCGCTCGCGCTCCGTTGCACCATTTACAGCGCGGAAAACGCGTCGCTCCGTGCTTCACGAACGCAACGCCGCCGCCGGGGAGCTTGATCGTCGAACAGGGACTCATCGCCCGCAGCCGATCAGTCGAACATCTGTGTAATCGCACGAATGAACTTTCCGTCCGTTCGCAGAGATCACGCGGAGTCGAGTCGGTTCGCTCCATTCGCACGGGGGAAACGCGATCCGCGCGAGCATCTCCCCGCGCCCCCTCTTCACCCATGCCGCCGCGCCGACCGGATACTTGCGCCCGACAGCGCGCGCGAGCGTCCGAGTGAGCCGCTTGTGTTCTTCCCGGAGTTGATCGAGCGAGAGAATTTTCATCGATGCTCACCCGCCGCGTTCTCGCCCGCCGCCGCGTCCTGAACGCTGTCGTGATTCGTGAATCCGACCGGAGTTTTGATCCCCGGACGCATGTCGCATTTTCCGAGAACTTGTGCGTGCCAGTTCGCGCACGCCGCCGCCGTCGTGATGATGTGATGGAGGAGTTTGTCGCGATCTCCCCGGATCGCAGAGTTCAGCGCTTTTCCCGCGAGATAGCCGAGCAGCCAGAACCAATCCGCCGGACTCTTTCCGTCGTCGTGATCGGGTCCCCATCGCTCGCGCTGATGGACCGCCTCGATCTGGACCGCCTTCACGAAGTCGACGATCTCGGGAGTGTTGATGAGCTTCGTCAGCCGTCCGACTTCCGCGCGCGCCTCGATGTCGGAGACGTGACGCTTCCACGCCGCGCGCGCGCCCTCCACTGTTTGGCGCTCCACACGGGAGGAAGCTCGCCATCCGCAAGAGCAGTCTTGTAGCAGCGAGACGGAATCGAACTTGTGATCGCCCGGATCCGCCGTCTCCGCGATCTCCCTGTTACCAGCTTCCCCGATCAGTTCCTTCGGGACGCGCGCCGCGCCGTCGGATGTAACCTGCGAGAGCGCTTCGACTAGATGTGGGAGCGGACCGACTTCGACCGGAGGAAGCGAGATCGCCGGAGCCGGACAGACAAGAGCGCCGACGACTTCCGACGTTCCGTCCGGGACCCACTTGTGAAGAGATCGCGGGAGTCCGCATTCCCCGCACAGCTCATCCGATGCCACATTCCGCGCATTACCAGCCGATTTGAGCGCCTCTTCGACCGGAGGAGCCGTTTCTCGGGAAAGCTCTTTGTTTTCATCCATCTGCGCCGCCTTTCTTCCTGTTTTGCTCCCTCATTCGCGGGGGACATACACAGGACTGATAGAACTGTAGAGCCAAACTGCGAGCCTCTAAGCCGCCTGCTATCAACGCGCTACGCCGCGCCGAAAATCGCCTTCGAAACGAGTGCCAGTGTTGGTGCCATGTTTCGAAGTCAAATTTTTTTGACCACTACCGTCAATTACCACTCTACCGGCCTTCCCCCGCGCCGACTCCACCATCCGAGACACGCGACGATTGCGACCGCGAGAACGGGGAGTCCGACGAAGAACGCGAGCACCCACAGAAGCCATGGAGGGATCGTCACGCCGCCCTCCACACGATGCTCGCGCGCCCGTTGTCCCCGACGCGTTTCTCCCCGGAGTCCAGCACCTTGCCGCCCTCGACGAGCGGACGCATCCGAGGAGAAACGCTGACGAGATCCGCCTTCAGAAGCCAAGCCAGCTCGCGCGTCGTCATCCCTGCTTTGCTGAGCCGGAGCGCCCGGAGGATCCGCTCCGACAAGTCGGCTGCAGGCGCCGTAGCCGCCGCCGCCTTCGACGTTGCCGGATCCTCGCGCCGCGCGCGCCCGTGCGCCGGGATCTCGAAGAGTGTGAGCTGAGGACTCATTCGCTGAACGCTCGCCGCCCTTTCCGCTGTTTCACCGTCTCAGCCTCGATGAACTCCGCGAGATCCCTGAGACAGTCCTG